GTCGCCAGCCGTAGTGTTTACCGTTACGCCAGAGGCAAAACCAACGTGTTTTACAAACTTGTTGGTAACAATACCAGTAGAGGCTATATCAACAACCTCTGTAATTACGCCTGTGGTGGCGTTCTTTGAAATAACCTTAAAACCATTTTCGGAGCGAACTGCTCCATTGAAAGTTGTATTACCCATTTTAGTCTCCTGTCTGGGTTAGTCCAATTGTTCCACGTGAAACATTCGGTCAGGAAAAAGAACAAGGGCCACCCGAAGGTAGCCCTGCTCATTTAAGTTGCTCTAGCTAGAGCCGGGAGATCCGTAGATTCCGAGTGGATCACTTACCCCAAAGGAGTAGCGTTCGCGTGCTTTATATCGCACGTTACCCGTATCAAAGTCTCCGTCCATGCTCGTTTCTAAAGCAGTACGCTCAAACATCTTCATGCCATTCGGTATGTCCGTAAGGAGGAAGAAGGCATTGCTGTCAGTCAAATAATGATTGACAGAGTATCCACCGGGAATTGCACCCATATTGCGGATAGCGTTGATGTCGTTATCGGCTGTAGATGTGCGTTGAGTAGTTTCTAGCAAGCGGTCTGCCGTAAACATCAATGCAGGAGGAACAACCAAGCTCGTAGGACGCGCTGCGATCAACAAGCCACGCTCATCGGTGAACGCTGCAATCTCAATGATTGCTTGCTCAAGCGATGTTTCGTTCAAGTCAGCACCAGTAGACGGACGGTTGGAGTTTGTTCCACCGTTGACTAATGGATGCGAAGCGTTGAACAACGTAACACCATCTCCAGATTGGAAGCTGGTAAAGCCATTGTTTAGAAGATTCGCCGCTTTAACTTGCTTGGTGTAGGCCATAGCCCGTGCCAAAGCTTTTGTGTAGCGAGCAGAAAGAGAATCGTAAAGATTATCTTCCATTGCTTCCTCGGTGATGGCGAAGCCCATCGCTATCGTCTCGTGATTATAGCGAGCCGTGTAGCTTTCTTGTGCTGAATCATAAGAGATTGACGCACCTTCAGCTTTAACGGGAGCAGCACCAAAGCCGCTCAGTTTCACTTCTTCTTCAAAAGAACGATCAGAACTTTCAGTCTCATAAATGAGCGTGTGTTCATCTTCGTATTTCTCGTACTCCAAACCAAATAAGGCGTTAAGCCCCGGCAGGAGTTCTTTAAGCATTTGCGCTCTTGAAATTGCCATTGCCTAATTCTCCTTAAACGCCGAGCTTGGTTTCGTAAGCGTGGCTCAAAGGCAGATAGGTAACGATGCAATCTGTGAATGCATCACCTACCGTGCTTGATGGGCCATCTACGAAATCAACGACACGCAGTGGTAATGTATTGGTCGTAGCAATAGAGCCACCATCTAAGGCGTTCTTGCTTCTTCCGATTGAAGTTGATCCAGCAGTGTTAACCGCTGAGATGTTGTTTCCAAGTCCGGTTTGAGCAATAGCCTCATCACCTTGCATACGGAACAACAGCTTAGGATCGTCAACGACATAAGCAACAATGTCATCAGCAGCAGTTGATGCTGGGAATTGTTGGTTAAATGTCTTTTGGTTTGTTGAAGGATCTGTGTAAGCGCAGCCTACAAAGATTCCAACGGTGCCTGCGGCAACAGAAGTTGTTACAGCAGCTTTTTCAACGGTGCCAGCAGCGACCAATTTTACAAAATCACCATAAAAAATGGCAGTTCCATAAGCATTGGCGATCTTAATGTGACGAACTTTGCCCGAAAAAGAGCCGCTCGCACTTAAAGTATCAACTGGTTCAGCACCCATAGGGGTTGCAACGGTAGCCATAATGGCCTCCTCAAGTTAATCAACCAACCCCTTGCCAGAGGTTAGTCCTTACCAAATGAAGACACCCGTGTGCTTCGCTCAGGATTGAGCAATGGCATACGAGGGTCGTTTTCGCGCAAGAAATTATTGTCCACGGAATGCATCTGATTATCAGCAATTTGCTCAAAGTGCTTGGTACGAGCATCCATTCTAGCTTTATCAGCCTTACACAGAAGCAAACCACCAACCTCTATGTTGCCCTCGAACTGAGATCCAACATCAGAAGCCAACATAAGCTCAGGATGATCTTCGGCCTTTACAGGCTGCCAACCCTCTCTAAACATTCTGGACACATGAACATTGTCTGATTCACCAAGAGTCTTGGTTCTCACCCAACGAAACACCCATCCATCTTGTGGCTTGGGGTCTGGCAGGATAGAAGCCGGAATCCATGAATCACTAGGTCTTGCAGACGCATCTCGCGTCTCGTTTTCTCTAGGTGTGCGCTCTTCAGTCACTGTTTGCCCTCCTTAATGAGTTGCATCGCGTACTGTTCATTGGTAAGCCCGATTCGCTTGGCGAGAGCAATCTGGCTGGACGTTAGCCGTACTTTGCGCGGTTTAGCACCATTGCTCCTTGAGGAGGGTGCCACCACCGACGAGGGCTGATTGACAGTCACGGGCGCGTTACGTCCATATGTATCGCTAGAGTCCTGCCAATCATAATCTGGGAATGCGCTACGCATTCTTGAATCTATTCGTTGAAAATATTCAGAGGAGTTTGGTGCTACACCCTCTTGAACAGCTTTAGCATGAGCGCCATAAGCAAGGCTTGTCATCTCTTCAAACCCCGGCTTCATGAACCACTCGTTGCGAGAAGCCCAGTCTTGGGCCTCTGGATCAACCGTAGGCTGCTGCGGCTGCTGCTGCGCTACAGCTTGTTCTCTTGCAAGCTGCTGCTGATATACCTGCTGCTGGTAAGCATCATCCGCTACCGTTACAGGCTTGTTTGCTAGGCTTTGTTCGTACTTGTTGGCTTCTTGAAGCTCAGACTGCGCCCTCATCAGGCTCTCTTGAGCGGCAACTACGTTATCCGTATCACCCTCTTCGTAAGCTTTCTTGTAATCCTGCCTAGCAGATTCCAATGATAACTGAGCTTTGTCTTTAATCTGGCTTATCAGAGCCGCCTCACCGCGATTGATCAAAGATTCATACTCTTTGTTCTTTGCGGTAACCGCTTGAGCGTAACTTACAGCCTCTTCACGAAGGCGTTCCGCTGCTTCTCGCTGGCGGCGCTCCTCGTTTTGTTCGTACCTAAGCTTGTTTATTCGCTTTTGTACACGGTCACTGTACCCAGAGAGTTCATCGTCATCGATATCGCCATCTGACGAACTAGCTTTTGGTGCGCGACGATCCTCTTCTGGGCGGTCATCAACAATCTCTAACTCTAGGTCAGGATCAGTAACCGCTTCCTCGTTATCTGATGAGCGACCAATAGTTGTCTTTACGCCAAAAAACTTTTCTTCGGCTGAGGACTCTTGGAAACCCATCTCTTCTTGTGCTTCGCTCATACCTTAACAATCCCCCTTGGATCTTCTACAACGGCTTCAACGCTATCGTCATTAATCAAACGGAACTCTTTTTCGTGAACCTTGAATCGCGTCCCAGAATAAGACCGCATCAAAATGAAGTCGCCTTCTTTGCAGGACGGGCCGGATGGAAACCGCTGTGAATCGCTGTATGCGTCTGGGCCTAGTTCTAAGACCAAACCAACAATAGAGCCGATTTCTTCGTTGTGCAGGGTTTCAGTGGCTTTGAGTATGCCACCAGCCGTCTTTTCTTCAGGTTCAGGTAAAGCAATAAGTATTTTGTAACCTCTAGGTTGAGGCAACTGCTTTGCTTTGCGTGACTGCTCATCCTCTTCAGGGACTGCGTCATCGTTAATTGCTAATGATTCGCTCATTAGTTGTCCTATGCACTGGAAAAAAGCGTCCAGAGTCGCTTGCACCGCTTATGCGGAGAAATCTTCCTCTACCTTGGCCTGCATATCCAAAAGCTCTCGCTCTGCGATAGCCAAGCCTTCAATAATTCCGACACATTTTGAGTATTCACTATAATCTTTACACGCGCCACCACTTATATGGTCAGCGTACTCGTTCATCTGATTACGCAATGTTTGCCTGTAATACTCGAAACTGTTTACAGAGGATACACTACTCACCTTCTAAGTCCTTAGCTATTTCTCTGCCAATCTTAAATCCTTCTAACTGCTCCTTGGATACAATCTTGCGATCTTCAAGCTCCTCTTTGGAGTTGTTCTCGGCAATGCTTGCTGCCAGTTTAGCTTGAGCCAAGCGAGCATCCTGCT